ACGATGGCCTCGTCCTACAATTCACGCGGGTTTGTGGCCGAAGTGCTGGTCGATGGTGACAAGTTCGCCGTGGTCGCCGACCGTATCGAGGCGGGGGCGATCATGGATGCCGAACGCGTGCCGGAATGGCTGATCTGAGAACGCGAGTGATACGGGCATGAGCCGCATCGCCAGCCTGCCGCTGTTCCACCAGATTGCCGGCCAACAGGTGCTAGTGCTTGGCGATGGCCCGGCGGCGGAGCCCAAGCGGCGGCTGGTCGAGCGGGCTGGCGGCGTGATCGTCGAGGACTTTGCCCGTGCTGTGGACGAAGGCGTGCGGCTGGCCTTCATCGCCTTCGAAGACGCGCAGGCCTGCGAGGTCGCGGCGATCAACGCGCGCTGTGCGGGGATGCTGGTCAATGTCGTCGACCGGCCGGAATTGTGCGACTTTACAACGCCTTCCATCCTTGACCGCGATCCCTTGCTGGTGGCGATCGGGACGGGCGGAGCATCGGCGGGGCTGGCCAAGCACGTGCGGCTGCGGCTGGAGCGGGTGTTGCCCGAAACGCTGGGTGCCTTGGCACGGGCGCTGGAGATGGCGCGTCCTGCCTTGCGGGCCCGCTTTCCCGAGGGAGCTGAGCGGCGCCGCGCTGTGGACTCCGCCTTGGGCGAAGGGGGCCCGCTCGATCCGCTTGATCCGCAGTCTTTCCAGCGGGTTGCCGCGTGGTCGGAAGGGGCGGAGAGCCCGGCGGCGGGCGCTGTTGTGGAACTTGTCGTGACCCATGCCGATCCCGAAGAGCTGACCCTGCGACAGGCCCGGCTGCTCGGCGAGGCCGATCTGCTGATGCTGGACGGTGAAGTCCCCGCCCCGATCCTTGCCAGAGCGCGTGCGGATGCCGCACGCCGGATGTTTCACGTGAAACGGGCGAGCACGGAGGGGTCTGGAGGGGGTCTGGAGGGGGTTAAGACCGGGTCAGACGCGGGCAACGCCGGGTCTGGCGAGGGGCAGGATCCGCCTGGGGGGCTGACCCTGATCCTGCGTTGGCGACCAGGGGCCTGCCCTAGGGCCTGATCCTCACGCCGCTTGCAGCGCGGGTGTGCGCAGGCTGGCGAAATAGCCCGACATGGCCGCAATCCCCTTGTCACTCAGGGCGATGAAGGCGCGGCGGCGGTCGGCCGGATCGGGCACCCGCTGGAAGATGCCGTTTTCGACCATCTGCGTCAGCCACCGCAGCGCGGTTGTCGCCGGAACACCCGCCGCGATGCACAGCGAGGTGACCGAGACCTGCGCCCCTTCGCCATGGGCGGCGGTGAGATCGAGCAGCATGTCCCACGCCGGATCGCCGAACAGTTCGGGATCGAAGAACCGCGCGCGCGCCTGCCGGTTGGCGATGATCTGGCGCACCAGTTGCGGATCGGGGAGCGGGTGATCGCTGGCCGGAGCAGGCGCGCCGAAGCTGCCCAGGGCCGAAGGTTCTGCCGCAGCATAATCGCGCCGGAACTCGCCGAAGACGCTGGCCCCGCCGGCCGCCGGGGCACGGCCGAGCCGGTCGAGCGAATGGGCAATCGCTTCGACCTGCTGGGAAAGACGCAGCAGCGCCACGCGGTCTTCCTCGCCCATTTCACGCAGGCGTGCGGCCCCCGCCTCACCCATAACCCGGCCCACCGCGATCACCCGTTCGGCACGGCTGGGCGAGACGAGGATCTGCGGATTGGACTGGTCGAGCACCGCGAAGACATCATCCAGCCCGTCAAGATTTGTGGCGACGATCAGCTTGGCGCCGGAACGCGCCACGCGCATATCGAGCCGCGCGAGGCCCGCCAGCATCATGCCGTCAATCCCGCGCGAGCCGGTGACCATGCAATCGACCACTACCACATCGCCCAACAGCGCGATCGGCCCTTCGAGCAGCGCCCGCAGCGAACCGCCGTCAATCGAGCGGAACCCAGCCCCGCCAAGGTCGGCAGCGATCTGGCGGCGCAGACCTTCATCCGCACCGAAGATCGCAACGCGCGCCGGGAGGCCCGCGCCGTCATCGGCCACATCATAGGCGAAATCGGCCTGGGGGGATCGCGAGGGTGTAGCGTGGGTCAGCATCGACTCGACTCCAACAATGTTGGAACGAGAATAGAACAAAACCGGATCAAGTCAAGTAAATCTGCGTAATCGCTGTAGGATTACGTCTGCGTCAGCCCTTCACGCCCGCTGTAGCGGGACAAAAGCATCTGGAGTCTTTGACAAGAGAAGCTGGAGCACTTCGAGGCGCGCTCCAGCCTCCCCCGTAGCCAAAGCGCCGCGCCTTAGTCTTCAGCCCCATCGATCCACGCTGCGATGATGGCCGAGCCAGGGATCAAAACAGCCCGGCCATGGTCGTTGGCCCCAGTCAACAGGCTCTCATCGTCATCATGAGCACTAGCGTGCTGGAGCTTGATTACGCCAGCGGCGGTTACGACCGTCACCTTGCTACCCTCGGTGAACGCGATCTCAATCTCACGCACCAATGCCTTGTATTGCTCTGCCATAACGACCTCCTGTTTCAGCCGGAGATTATCAGCTCCCTCGCAGGAGTCACCGCCCCACTGGCGCGATAGTTGAGGGAAACCTCCTCCATCTCGAACCCGGCGAACATCTCGCGCACCTCGGGCCGGTCATTCAGCGACAGGATGAAGCGCCCCTGAAGCCCGCCTAAGAGGTCTCTCAGACGCTGGAAATCGGCCTCCGAGAAGATGTCCTTCCCGTAATCATCGGTGTGCCCCCAGTAGGGCGGGTCGCAATAGAACAGCGCCCCCGGCCGACTATCGTAGCGCTGGATGCAGGTGCCGAAGTCGAGGCACTCGATCAGCACATCCTCGAGCCGCTCGTGCACCGCTTCCAGCATCGGCTCCAGCTTGCTGAGGCTCCAGCGCGGCCGGGAATAGTCGATCCCGAACGTCCGCCCCATCCCGCCAAAGCCGGTTTTCTGGAGGTAGAGGAAGCGCGCGGCCCGCTCCAGATCGGTCAGCTGGTCGGCTGGCGTGGCGCGCAGCCGCTCGAAATCGGCGCGGCTGTAGAGCTGGAACTTCATCACATCGAGCAGCTGCTGGTAGTGCCGCTGGAGGATCCGGAAGAGGGTCACCACATCACGATTCACATCGTTGATGACCTCCAGCGCCGGCCTTGCCGATCGCCTGAAGAAGACACCTCCCATGCCAACGAAGGGCTCGACGTACCGGGTGTGCGGCGTGGCGGCGATCCGATCGGAGATCCGGCGGGCCAGCGCGCGCTTCCCACCAAGCCACGGGGCGACCGGCTGGGTCGGGCGAACTGCTATCAATCCTTCTTTCATCACTTGCACCTTAGGCAGGCTCCGCCGCTTGCGGCCGGGGGAGCCAGACGGGCCGGTCATGACGGCCCCAGGTGCGAGACTACCCTCTCGCGGTTCGAGCTGCCGACACAGCCCGACCACCCCCGTTTTCACGAGGGCGAAATTCTATCTGTCGCCCACCGGCAGCCTCATGCTCCGCTCGTCGATGCGGCCGATGCTGGTGTTGATGCGGCAGCTGATGATGTAGCTGTGGCCCAGTTGGCCGCCGCCGACGCGCCAGCTGACGACATTTTCAGCGTGCTCCACGGCGGTAATGATCAGGCCCGCAGGCTCGGCCAACACGCTCGGCAGCCCGACGATCGTCTCGCCCTCGTCCAGCCAGTCAGACCAGTCGATGCCGTAATCGAGCACGGCGGCAGGATCCTTGACCGGTGCGGTGAATTCGTAGCTCATGCTGCCCTCGCGACTTTGAAAATGCGCTGCTCGCGCGCCACGCGGAACATGCGCTGCTCGCGTGCGACATGGAAGATCAGGCTCGGCACCCGGGCGCGATCGGCGGCGGCGGCCGAACCGGTCAGCGGCAGCGTACCGGCGGCCAGCGCGCGGACCTGCACAGTAGTGGCAGTGCTGCCGCCAAGGCCCAGCTGGCCCGCACCGGCTGCCGCAATCGGAGCGGCGATAGTGCCCGATCCACCAAGGCCAATCGTGCCCGCCCCCACCGCCCCGTTGGCTGCACCGCCTGCCAGCGCGCTGCCGGTGAGGCTGATCGCGCCGCTGACATTGGCGGTGATATTGATGGCTGCCGCACCGCTGCCGGCAAAGCCGATCGCGCCCGAGGCAGCGGCATTCACCCCGCCCGGCCCGCCCGCCTGTGCCGCGCCGGTCAGCGGCAGCGATCCACTGGCCGTGGCGCGCACCTGGACGGTGCCCTGCGCCGATCCGCCCAGCGACAAACCTCCTGCGCCTTGCCCTGCAATCGCCAGCGCTGCGGCAGACGATCCGGTCAGGTTGATCGCACCGCTGGCGGCAGCGTTGGTGGTTGCAACCGCATCCTCGGTCAGCAGAGCAAAGCCGCTCTCCTGAAGCAGCAGGAACCCGTTTTCCTGAAGGATGCGGAACATAGATCAGTCCTCCGGGTCGAGCGCACTGGCGCGGCAGTGCCCGGCACCGAAGATGCCATCAACGATGGTCTCGGCGATCAGCGCCCACCGCTTGCCTGCGATGGCGTTGCGGCCGACGCGGCTGCTGAAGGGCTCATCGGGGTCAGGCTCCTGCCCGTTGCCGGTGATGACCCACCACAGCCCTGCCAGCGTCGTGTTGATGATGCCTTGGGTGAGGACGATGGCGAACAGGTAAAACCATCGCTTGAAGCGGCCCCACATGGTCACAGCCCTTCCGCCGCGCGGAACAGGTCATCAACCTGCGCAGCGGTAAGGCCAAGCATCGGAGCAAGTGCATTGATTAGCGGGCTGTGACGCTGAACCTCGCTTGCGTATTCCCATTCGATCCGCGCAGCTTCGCCTTGCACGCCGGGGATCGCAGCAAGGGCGCCCTCAACCATTGCCAGCTTACCAACGCCCAGAAGCGCAAGGCGCGCTTGGCGGGCAGTGACGGCTTCAGGAACGGGGGCAGGCGGTAAAGCGGGAGGGGCGAAGCTGCTGCCGTCATAGATCGCGCCGATTTCGACCGGCTCGGTGCCGATTGGAACAACAATGCATCCCTCACCGGGGTCATAGTCCTCCCCGGCCATAATGATGTTTTCGACGATGCCGTCGCGGATAAGTGCTGATCGCATCACAATCTCCATCAGAAATAGGTGACGACGACGACGCGACCGGGGCCACCATCGCCGCCGCGCCCGCTGTCATAAACGTCGTCGATACCCGCAGCGCCGCCGCCGCCTCCGCCTCCGGGATTGCCCCCGGTGCCGCCATTTCGGATAATAGGGTCAGCACCAGAGAAGCCGCCGCGCCCGCCCATGTTCGCGCGGGTATCCCTGTCCGGCATGGCCGCTGGACTCATGTTCGCAGAGTTGGTTTCGCCGGTGTTACTAGACAAGGCCCGCGTGGTGTCGGCATAGCCGCCAGCAATGATCGTGCCGCCGCCAGCCCGTGATAAGTTAGACGCATCGCGCCCGCCGCCTCCTCCACCGCCGCCGCCCGGCACTGCGCCGATAGCCGCACCCATGCCGCCAGTAGACGCCGATGCGGTGATCGAACTAGCGCCACCAGATCCGACGCCAATCCCATCGATTATGCTGCCGCCTCCCGCCCCGGCGGCGGCAGTCCCGCCGCTTCCGTTGCCGAAGGCCCCTGAAGCGCGCAGGAACGTGCCAAAAAAGCTCTCGCCCCCACCTGTCCCGTTATTGCCGTTTGTGCTGTTGGCCGACACAGCCGCGCCGCCGACGCCACCCGCGCCAACCGTAACTGGCACAGTCGCGGGCAGCGCATCCGCAGCAAAAGCCATCCGACGCGCAGCACCGCCGGAACCGCCGCCACCACCAAAGCGGGCAGAGGCTTCCGCACCCTTACGCCCGCTGCCGCCACCGCTTCCGCCACCGATGACGTAAACTTCGACTACGCAGGCATTCGCAGGCTTCGTCCAAGTGCCGGATGCGGTGAAAGTCTGGACGACAGACGGCAGCCCCAGCGCCGACGCGGGCACCTGCTCAGTGATGCCATCCTGCACCACCGGCACCAGCTCGGCACCAGTCAGCGGCAGGGTCGCCGCTGGCAGCTCGCTAATCTTGCGGTCGGTCATCGCGATCAGGCCCCGCCAGCGGCGATGTTGAACGCCGTCACCGTGATCGACTGGCCGGTCGCGATGTTGGTGTTCTGGATTTCCATATCGCCGCCGCCGCCGGTGCCGGTGACATTGCCCTGGATGTGGCAGACCGTGCCGGCGGCATTCATGATTTCGAAGTGCCCGGCGATCCCGGCGGCATCCGCCGCCGCATCCTGCCAGGTGCCCAGCAGGCCCTTGGCCCCGCTGGCGGCGGCCGCCATCCAGTCGGCCGGCAGGGTCATGGTCGCGAGCACTGTGCCAGTGCGGGCAGCGGCGCAATCGGCCGGGGCAGCGCCCGAACGGATGCGCAGGGTGGGCGATGCGCCAATCGCCGTCTCGATGGCATCAAGGCTGGCGTTGCGGGCGGCAGTGCTGAACTGGAAGGGCATAGTCGTTTCCTTTCGGTGATGGGATCAGATGGTCTGGGCTGCGGCGGCGGCTTCCTTGCGGAGCGCGTCCTCATCCAGACCGCAGTCGATGAAGAACTCGTCGGTCTGGATGACCGACAGGCGGGCGGAGAACAGCGCAATCGCCTCGGCATCGGCATCGGCGTGGACCGCCTTGATCACCGCCTGCTTGTCGAGCTCGGTCTTGGTGCGCAGGAAATCGCGGGCGCGGGGGAACGGCAGGTCCTTCAGCCAGGCAACCACATCGCCCAGCTTCACGCCGCGCTTCATCTTCACGGCCGGCGGGGTCAGGCGGATCCCGATCTTCGCCCCGGCGATCTTGGCCGATCGCTTGCCCTTGGCCAGCTCGGCCTTGCCCACCGCTTCCCACCACGCCTTCAGCCCGGCGAACAGATCCGATGCCTGCACATCCAGCTCGCGCAGGCGGGCATCGCGCTGGGCCTTGATCCGGTCCATCGCATCTTCAGCGGCGAGGCGTTCCAGCGCCTTGTCCCGCTCGATCTGGATGTATTCACCCATCATCAGGGCGGCCTCAGAAGCGTCTGAGGGAGCGGTTACGGCAGTGTTCTTGCGGCGGGGCATCGGGGTGTCCTTTCAGTTGGGCGTGGCCCCATCGGGGTGATGGGGCCGCGCTGGTGCGATCAGGGCTCCACGCACTGGGTGTCGGGCGGACAATCCGGGTTGCTGGTAGGCAGCGGGCCGGGTGCGGGCTGCGGGTCGGCAGCAGGCGGTTCACAGGCGGCAAGGCCCAGTGCCAGGGCGGCGATCACGATCAGTCGCATGTCAGTTCTCCTTCGCTTCAAGCGCGGCAATCCGCGCAGTGAGGTCTTCGATGATGGCGAGCAGCGCCTCGGGATCGCGCATCGCGGCGAGCCGTGCGGCGCGGGCCTGTGCCTCTTCGTCAGCCGTCCATTTGGCGGCCTCGCAGCACCAGCTGCAGTGATCGGCAGGCGGCAGAGGGGCCTTGCGCGAGATCAGCTTCCAGCCCCGATAGCCAACCGCGTTGCGGACCAGCTGGCGCTCGCCGGTTTCAGGACATTCGAGCAGGATCATGCGACCGCACTCCCATTGCCGTTGAACCGCACATCGCGGACGTTGCCGAGGCTGATGCGGGCCACGAACCGGAACCGCTGGATCGTGCCCGGCGTCAGGCCCGAAGCAGTGCGGTTGCAGGTGATCGAGCCGGGCGCTGCCGAGTAGAAAAACTCACCGGGGAAAGGTTCCTCGAAGAACACCTCGGGGCTGGGCGATGATGTCGCCACACCGCCAACATCCACCCAGGTCCCGGGTGAGCTTTCGCGCTGCCACTTGCCTTCCACGATTGTGCCGCCTTGCGGCGGCTCGGGGTTCACAAGCAGGTCTGCGACCGCCGTCAGCGCCACCGAGCTCACACCTGCGGGCAAGGTGATCTGGATGGGCTGATCGTGCGCAATGGCGAAGGTGCCAGAGTTTACCAGATTGAGCGCGGCGACTGACGGCGCGGCCACCTGACGGCGCACCCGCACTACGAACGGTGGCGAGGCGCGGCCCGCCACGCTCGGCGTGATCCGCAAGGTCGCTTCCGGTGATGCGAGCGCGGAGTTGATCCGAAGCTGCCCCGTGCCCGAACCCACCATGCTCGGAGCAGCTCCCGTGAAGGAGCCGCTGACCACTGCCACGCTCCACGATACGCCGCTGGTGAGAGGCGATGCGCCGGCCACGCCAAGAACGTAGTCAGCGGTGAGCGGCAGGGGCGAGAGCAGCGCAAGATCCGCGCGAAACTGCATTGTGATGTCTGCGGGACCGCTGACCGTGCGAGTGATGTCGCCGCCCGGTTCTGCGGGCTTGAAGTCCTCGACAGTTCCGCCGCCATCATATTCAACGCGCGGCGCGGGAAGCTGACCGACAAGCAGCGGCCCGCCCGCTTCAATAGGCCCCGAAATAACCGGCCCCGGCGAGAAGGGCGGATGCACGGTCTGGCCGGGCGCTGCCGAAGTGACCATTGGTTCGGAGATCACTGCTTGAAGCAGGCCCGCACCGCCAGAAAAGACGCGAAATTCCAATCGCCCGAAAACGCGGCCCGCTGGAACGGTGACAAACCCGCTAACAAGAGTGCTTGATATGTCTGCGGGGAAACTGCCGGTCGCCACAATTAAAGGCGATTGCGTCACCCCGTCAGGTTCAAATGTCCATAGCTCAAGCGCCCAACTCCCCCCTGCCGCGCCGCTGCCCGCCAATTCAATGCGAGCCTGAACTGACAGCCTCTCCCCCGGAGTTACTTTGAAAGCGGGATTGGGGAAAGGGCCGTTCCCGATGCTGATCTGCTGGCTCGTAGCTGTAGCCGTCGCCTGTGCCCGGAAAAACCGTAGGCCGTTAAACTGCCCGTAATCGGTGGACACGGCCAAGGGTGTCGGATTGAACAGCACCGCCCACCCACTATCGCCCTCCATGCGCGACAGCGGCACGCGGTTGGAGTTGGCAGGGGCGACCGGCGCAACCGGGCTGCCATCGGCGAAGGCAAGACCGCTGGTGGAGATCGGCCCAATCACCCGCCGGGCGCCCTGGATGCCGCCCACCACGTAGGAGACGGCCACCCAGTACGTCCCGCCCTCTGGCACCGGAATATCGAGCAGGCGGACATCTGGCCTCGAACTGGAGGCAAAGGTCCAGATCGTGCCTGCATCGGGGGCGGCCACCTGCGGGACATATTCGAAGACGACGAAGTCCGCCGCCGGATCATCTGGCGTGCCCGCCACCCGCAGGTTGGGCACCCGCACCGATCCGCTGCCCAGAAGCACCGCAGCCGCGTTCCACACCCCTGCTGCAGGCGCTGCCACCACCGGCGGCGGGCTTTGCGTGCTGGCGATCACGCCATCATCCAGCGGCGCTGTGTCCGAATAGACGCTGGCCGAGATCTGGCGCAGGGTCAGCTGGTGGTGCCACGCCTTGTTCGATCCCCACGCCTCCACGCGGAAGGTCAGGGTCGCACCGCCGAAGCGCCGGTCGCTCTGCCACGTGACCCAGTCGCCTTCCTCGATAAAGGCGAAGCGCGGCGGGAGGGTGACGGTGGCCCGGCCCCAGAGCCGGCCAAGGCGGCGGATCACTTCGGCAATGCGCTGCGCCTGAGGCTGGTTGGTGACCAGATCAAGCTGCGGCTGCACTTCGCGCGGGCCGCCATCGGCGACCACATCGGCAAGCTCGCGGCGCACCGGCGCGCCGCGTACGTTCCAGCGCTGCGCCGGATCGGCGAACCGCGCGGCGACCGTGTTGATCCAGCCATCATCCTGCTGGCCGAGAAACTCGCTCCAGCGAACAGTACTGCCAACGATCAGATCGGCATCGGTGAAGTGGGCTACCGGGGCCTTGGCCTGACCCGGATCAACCTCGACCGCGCCTTCGGGCTGGCTGATCACACCTGCCACAGCCGCCGCGAAATCGGTCTCGACATCGATGAACGGCTCGGTCGAGGCAACGACGCCGCCGATCCGGTAGCGAGGCTGGCCGCCCACCAGTTCGTCGCACAGGTTGGCGCGGGGGAAGACGTTGGCGGGCGGAGCCTCGATCGCGGAGAGTCCCCGGCCGATCAACAGCATCCCCGGCTCGTTCACCCGGTCCCCGGCGTAGATCCCGCGCACCCAGTTATGCCGGATGTCGATCGGGTTCTCGGTCCACTCCCAAGTGGCCGGGTTATTCCAGCGGTGCGCGCCGCTGCCGCCGACCGTGCTGTCCTTGCGCGCCTGGTAGCAGCGCAGACCACGCACCACCCAGCGGAACCGCGGGCGGCCACTCGGGAAGACCGGGTTCTTCGCGTCCGATGCATCGGACTTGTAGGCAACCGCCACCCACGCCACGCCGCGCCCGCGATCATTGGCGGTCCAGCCCGGGCCGTTTGTGGTCAGGATCGAAGGGACGGTCTGGTCCCACGTGCCCGGTCGCCAGAACACCTGCAGCTGGTTGTTGAAGCCGGCCACCATCCCGTCGCCGCTGAAGGCGACATAGGTGTCATCGACGAAGAAGCCCTCGAGCGCATCACAGCGGTGATCTGCCAGCGCCAACACCAGCACTTCCCAATCGGTGCCGTACTTGCCCCCGTAGTTAAAGGCATCGACAAGGCTGCCGGCGGTTGCCGCCCGGCCAAGGATCGCTTGCCGCGGCTGCTCGCCGAGCTGGAGCTGCGCCGAGGCGGCCGCGCGCTTGGGCACCTTGGGCGCGAACAGGCCTGAGGTCAGCAGCTGTGCACCGGCCAGTGCGAGGGCGAAGTTGCCCGTCAGCACCCCGGCGACGGTCAGCACCGCGCCGACGACGATGCGGACAACCTTACTCACCGGGCACCTCGTCAATCGACCAGGCCATCGTCATCGCATTGCGCGGCAGGCGCTCCAGCCCGCGCGCGCCCGGGCCAACCAGCGTCTCGCCCTCGACGATCATCAGGCGCACGCCGAACAGATCATCGGGCAGCCCTGCGATGTCGCCGCGCTGCGCCAGCGCGGGCGCGACGACGCGGAGCCGCCGGCCCAGCGCCTGCGCCAGCCCGCCGACCTCATCGGCCACCGCCAGCGCCTGCCGGCGGCTCTTCCAGCGCGGGATCCCGGCAAGAATGTCACGCCCGGTCTGGGCCTTGGCGCAGGAGGCGGCAAAGCTCACGCAATCGCGCCCGCGCCGCCAGCCAAAAGGCTGGGCTGCCTGCGCCTCGATAGCGGCGATCAGAGCGGCATAATCCCGGCTCATCGCTCGTTCTCGATCGGAATGCCGCCGAACCCGTCGAAGCCGTTAAAGCCTCCGCCCACACCGGGCAGGGCCGATCCGGCACGCGCCGGGCGGCGACCGCCCCAGTAAAGCGTCTTCTCACCGGCGTATGAGACGTTCTTGAAGAACCCATCAGCAGGGTCGATCAGGCGCTGGTCGGCATCGCTTCTCATCCGCGCGCCACGCCGGCCGAGGCCCTTGGCGGCGGTTTCCAGCTCGGCGATGATTTTCGCCTCGCCGCCGATGTCTTCTTCGGTCGGCAGCGTATCGAGTTTGCCGCGCGCCCAGACATCGAAATCCAGCAGCGTGGTGCCAGTCTGGTCGAAGATGAGACGGTACAGCACCGCCGGTGCGCCCTTGATGTCAGTGGCATCCAGCAGCGCCAGCGTTTCAGGATCGATGCCCGAAAGGGTCAGGGTGATGTTCTGCGCGGCATCGCCCAGCGCGCCGCCAGCCACCTGCACCAGACTGCGATCGCCGATCGGCAGGAACGTGCGCCCGTCGAAGGTGATCTGGTGCCAACCGCCCCACACGCGCACCGGAGGGGTGCAGGCGATTTCGACCGCGCCGCTGACAATTGCGTCACCGGCCTCCAGCGCGGCGAGGGCTGCGGGAGAAAGCGTCTTCATGCGCGCAGATCCTGAATCGCGGTGATGCTGCCGCCAGACAGCAGACCGGCCGGGCCGATCGGGCCTAGGCCGCTATCCTCGGGCACCAGCTGCATCACGGCCGCCGGATTGTTGAAGTGGGCGATCGCGCCCGCAGGCACGAGCGCGGTGTTGATCGGCGGCTCGATGGTCACCTGCGCCTGCCCGGCACCGGTCGCATTTGTGGCCAGCACCGCCCGCGCGATCGTGCGCCGCATCATGTTGCCGGCACCGAAACCGGCGGCATCCCAGCGCAGGCCGATCATGTCGCCCACGCTGATCTGGAAGCCGGCAGGAAGACCGTTCACGGTCATCAGTGCATTGCCATTGGCATCGATCGCCTGCGACCAGCTGGTGGCCGTGCCATCAAAGGCGGTGGCGGTGCCGGCGCGCACCAGCCCCGCGAAACCGAACCGGTAGAGCTTGGGCATCCGCCGCTTGGGATCAATGGCATAGAACCGCCGGATCCGCCCGCGCATCCGGTCAAAGAACGCCTGCCACAGATCGGCGCTGTCCGGGTCACTCCGGTCGAGCTCGTAGCGGGCAGACCACAGCGGCCAGCCCGCCTGCACGCCGCCCTGCCGGCCGCTCGCCTCGGGCGCGGCATAATCCACGCGCTCGATCTCGAACCGGACGCGGGCGATGCCGCTAGGCGTGTCAGGCTGGGCAAGGATCACAGGAACCTCCGGTCGCGCGCATCGCGCACGGTGGTGACGATGCGGCCGGGCAGCTCGTCCTTCAGCTGGTCGATCTTGGCATTTAGCCGCGCGATCGCCGCCGCATCCGCGCCGGTCGCGTCGATGCTGATGGGGATGGAAACGTTCGTCCCGCCGCCGCCCAGGACCTTGCGGCTGTCGCTGTTCGACAGGATGCCAAGTCCGCCGGGGCCAGCCACAGCAATCTCCGGGCCTTCTTCGCCGACAATGCCGAACTGGCCGGTCGGAATAGTGCCCCCGGTGGCGAAGAAGCCCGCGAAGCTGGAGAAGATGCTGCCGAAGACATCGCCGCCGCCCGCGCCAGCCCCGCCACCGCCGCCGCCGAACAGGCTGTTGGCCAGCGGCTTGATGATCGCCTGCTGGATGGCAATCCGGATCAGATCAGCGATGATCTGGTCGGCCACCCGCTTGAAGACATTGCCGAGGCTCTCGGCCCCCATGATCGCTTCGGTCAGGCCATCGTTCAAAGCCTCCAGCCCGTCGATCTGGATGCCCTCCAGCGCCTCGTTGATTTGCCCGGGTGTGGCGTTGAGAGCGCGCAGATAGCGCTCGGTCCCGGTCTCGTTCTGCCGAGCGGTGGCAGCCCGGCGCGCGCCGGCGGTGGCATCCAGCGCATCGCGTGCGATCTGGGCGCGCTGCTGTTCGGCTTCATTGGCGGTCTCAGACAGGAGCACAGCGGTCAGGCGTGATCGCAGGTGCGCGTCTTCCGCCTCCAGCAGCTTCAGGGCGATCGCCTTGCGCTCGGCATCGGTGTCGGCCAGCTGGAGCTGGAGCTGCAGGGCATCGCGCTGGGCGTTGAACTGTTCCTGCGCCAGCGCCTCGGTCTCGCGCTCGATCTGGATCAGCCGTTCGCGGGTAATCAGCTGCCCCTCCAACCCACGATTGGCCGACAGGATCATGTTGCCCTGCTCGTCGATCGCCGGGGCTGTGCCCAGCAGCGCCTCGATCTGGGCAATCAGTGCGGCCTTGCGTGCGGCCCCCAGATCGCTGGCCTCGACCTCGGCGATGCGCTGCTCGCGCTCAAGGTTGAGCAGCTGGTCCTGAATTTCGGCGCGTTCGTCGGCGGTAGTTGCCAGCTGAAGCCGCGCCTGCAGGGTCTGGCGTTCGAGCGAGAGGGACTGGTCAGAGAAGTCCCCTGCGATCTCGGCCTCGCTGCGCGCGCGCGGGCCGCTGCCAGCGGAGCGGCGCGGGCCGCCTCGCGGGGCACCCTGCGCACCGAACACCCGGCGGGCGGCAGCGGCGTCGCCATCCAGCCCAGCCAGCGTGTCGCGGAACACCGCCACGTTTGCGCCTTCGACATCAAAGCTGGTGATCGCCTGCGCCGCGCGGAAATAGGCGTCCTGGCTGATCATCCCGTTGTTCATGCGCAGGCGCAGCTGCTGCTCGGCCTGCGGGGCGGACAGCCGGCCCGAGCGGAACAGCTCGACCACGTCCTGCCCGTTATTGGCACGCACCACCCGCGCGCCGCCCATCGATCCTTCGATCCGCAGATCGCCAAGCCCACCCTGGCTGATCGAGGAGAGCTCGCTGCGTGCCGCCGCCTGCCGCTGCATCGCGCCGACCATGCCCGCCGCCGCCTGCGCCCGGGCGAGCGCGAGCAGCGCCTGCGACTGGGTGTTGATCTGGCCGGTGGTGCGGTCGATCACGCTGCCAAGGATGCCCTGCGCGTCGCTCAGCTTGTCGCTGGCGAACTCCACGCCTTGCAGCGCGTCCTCAGCCTCGAACAGCTTGCCCACGAACGGGGCGAGCACGATGGTCGCCGCGGTCAGCGCAATGCCCCACGGCCCCCCGAGGAAGGCCGCAGCGCGGCTCGTCCCGCCGCTCATCATCTGCACGGCCTGGGTGACCTGCCCTATCTGGCTGGCGAAGATCTGCGCCGGACGCGCGCCCAGCGAATACATCGTGGCGATATCGCCGATCTGGAAGGAGAGCTGCTGCATGCCGGCGCGCTGCGCCCCGGCAGCGGCGGTCACCTGCTGACCTGCCCGCTCGAACCCCGCGCCCAGCTGCTGCGCGCTGCGGCCGGTGGCGACCATCTCGGTCGCCAGCTTGGCAGAACTGCCGCTGGTGCGGTCAAGCTGCGCGCCCAGCTGCTGGGCCTTGCCCTTGGCCTGCTCCACCCCGCTGGAGAAGCCCGCATCGTTGGTGCGCAGATCGAGGAGCGCTTCACCAAGCCTCTCAGCCATGATCAAGCCACTCCTTCACATCGCCGATCGTCGGCAGCGCGTCTGCATTGCTGACCGCGATCCCCATGGCCGCCAGCTCAGCCGGATCGGCCTTGGCCGGCGCGGGCGGACCTTCGCCGGTTGCCCGCTGGCGCAGAGCATCGAAGGCACGCTGCCGGTCCATCTCGTTCTCGAAGCCGATATTGTTGGAGAGCGCCGCGCGGCTGATCACGGCCAGCTGCTCGCCCGCCTCGATCCGCGGCATCATCCGCACGAAGGCCCTCACCAGTCCGGCAGGAACCGCTTCCAGCCAGTCCTGCGGCCGGCCGCCGTAGAACCGCTGGAGGCGGGGGATGAGTTCGCCCCAGTCCACTCGGGCAGCTCGCCCGTCGCTGCTTTCATCGCTCCGGCCACCTTCAGCGAAGTGCGCAGCCGGAGCGCGATAAAAACATCGACGATCTGCCATCGCTGGGAACCGGGCAGCTTGGCGAACTGTTCGTCCGTCGCGCCGACACAGATCTTGCGGGCAACCGTGGCAACCAGCTGGTCGAGCTCCTTCTCGGCCTCTTCGCCGGTCTCGTTGGAAAGCTGCTCGATCCGCCGCCCCCACACGCCGAACCGATGGCTTTCGATGACGCCCAGCTCCTCGGGATTGAGGATGTCCACGCGCACGCCATCAATGGTGATGAAGGGCCGCTCGACCAGCGTGTCGAGATCGAGCAGCGCCTTGCTGGTAGCCTCGGTCATTCCCGCCACCCCGATCAGAGCGCCGGGAGGTGCGCGGCGAGGATGTAGCCGAAGCGTTCTTCCTCGCTGGTCGCGGCGAGATTTTCCAACGCCTCGAACTTGAGCGCCAGACCAGCGCCGGTGCCGCCCTTGCGGAACACCGGAGCCGGTGCGCCCGACTGGTAGCAGCGCGACACGCAATACTGCATCGCCAGCGCCTCGTTGTAGGGCGACAGGCCCCGGGCGAGCAGCGCGTATTCCTTGGTCCGGCCGACGCTTTCGGACAGACCGATCCTCTTGGTCCCGGGCTGGCCGGCAGCAGGCGCGACCGTGGTGATGGTGTTGCCGTTGAGCGCGAGCTGGTAGGTTTCCAGCGTGATGTCGAGCAGGGTGACGCCGAACATCAGGTCTTCTTCGGACAGGAACGCCTTGACCGGGCCGGAAGCGCCAGCGGTGCGCACCTTGTCGTAGGCCTTGCCGTGGGTGGCCGTGATGCCGCCGTTCTCGTAGCTGCGATCGCCGTTGATGCCGACCTTGGTCCAGCCTGCGCCGGGCGCGGCGGCAATGGTGGGGAAGGCCGTGCCGACCGGGGCGACCCAAAGGGTCAGCGGGGCACCGATGATTTCAAAGGGGGTCATTGCTGGTTACTCCTCGATTTTCAGCAGGCCGTGCATGACCTGGAAGGACTGGAACTGGCGGGGCCACTCGGTCACCGGCTCGCGGCCGGCGATCGAACCGCTGGCGGGGTTGGCCCAGTGGAGCAGGACGCCCGCGTGGACCGAGCGGCGCAGACCGCGCAGGGCGTAAAAAGCGGCGCGCATCAGCCGGGTCGCCTCGCGCGGGGTCGGCCCGAAGGCGAACACGTCGACCCGCTGGGTATCGTGTTCGACGTAGCTCTCGCCGGTCAGCGAAGCCCCGCCCGAAGCCTTCACCACGATCGCGTGGCGCGGCATCGCAGCGGTCTCAGTATCTGGCAGCTCGCCGCCAAAGACGCGGGTGCCGGCCATCGCGGCAACAAAGGTATCGGCGCGCAGGAACGCCACCAGCCCGCCTTCAAGATCGGCCATCTCAGACATCGCTTGCGCCTCCCTGAGAAGCCCCTGAGGACCGCTCGAACGCCTGCCGGATCGCGGCGGCGAGCTTGGGGTAGGTGGCGTCGGCCGCCGGGCGCAGGTAGGGGCGCGCCGGGATCCGCACGCTCTTGGCGAAGCGGACCGAGCCATCGCGCTGCGGGATCGCCAGCGCCTTGGCCCGCACCGGCACGATCACCCCGCCCAGCTCGTGGATCAGCGCGTAGCGGACATCGGTGCTGCCCCACGTGCCGACCACGCCGAGCCCATCCTCGCGGGCGAACTCGGCAATCTTGATCGAGCCTTCCAACACGCCGGTCTGGTTTTGCCAGGCGTGGTTGTTCTTGGCCTGCTGGACAGCCGCCGACATCACGGCGTTGACGCCCAGCTTCTGCGCTACGCGCATCCGGGCGGTGAGCGCGTCACCTTCCCAGCGGAGGGATTGGCTGCTCATCACCCGATCCTCTGCAGCGCGGCTTCGCGGTGGTTGTACTTGTACTGCACCGGCCCCTCGACCTTCAGGCGGCCGGGGATGATGGTGCGGCCGAGGCGGTCCATCACCGCCGTGATCACGTCGCCCTCAGCCAGATCCGCGCCCAGCCCGATCATGACGCGCAGGTCCTCGATCTGGGCGGTCTTGGTCCCGTCCACCAGCTCGCGCCCGCTCTTCGAATAAACGAAGCACGCCAGCGCGTTGTGGAGCACGGTGAAGACAGGCTCCACCGGTCCGCCCCAGCGGTCAGTGCCGGTGGCAGTGTCACGCTCCACCCGGGCGCGCATCGTGAGGCGACCGGCGATCATTGCAGCACCAGCCCGTAGAAGGCGACCGATACAGCGATGCCGATCAGGAAACAGAAGCCACCCCAGAAATGGCAATCGGCCTTGGCTTCGTTCCAGCCCTGAAGGTGCGCTTCCGCGCGAGCCTCATCCACCGCGACTTGGCTGATGGTGCTCAGCCCTTCGCGATATCCGGCCATCCGCTCGGCGGCGAGAATGGGTACGACAGGTTTTGTCGCACTGGTCGGGGTAGGAGTGAGGTGGGACATCATGCCATCACCATCCCGCGCCGGTCTTCCAGCGTCCGCAGGATCGCCTCGCGATCGGTGCCCATGTCGCCGCTGAGGGTGATCTGGTAATCGCCCGCCCGCTCGGAACGGATCGCACCGCGATAGCTGAGGTCGAGCGCGATCAGCTTGATCGTCACCTCGTCCCGCGCCGCTGCCAGCCCGACCGGCATGTAGGCGACCCGCACCAGCGGGGCCCAGTGGGTCCGGGCGTTCGGCCCGCCGGTGAGGCGCTGGAGGGTGCGGCCGCCGTGGAGAACGCGGAAGTCAGCCGCGTCCAGCACGGTCTCGTGGCTGGCGAGGCCGGTGTTGCCGGGATCGATTTCGGTCACAGTGATCGGCTGCGCGGTGTCCGCCGGGCGGATCAGGCGCAGGGTAGGAAACAGGCGGTCACCCGGGGTCAGCGGATCGCCCAGTTCCACCGTGATCGCGCCCGCCACGCCGAAGCGCGCATCGAGCTCGGCGGCGATCGCATCGATCATGTCGAGCAGCTCGCCATCGGGCAGATCGGTGGGCACCCGCAGCTTGACCCTGTCGAGGAGGGCGAAGTCGGGCATCAGGCGGCTTCCTTGCCTTCCACCGCATTGGCGATGAAATTGATGGCGGCGTCAGTGGCCTCTTCAGCCAGCACCGCGTCCTGCGGCATCTCCGCAACCAGCAGATCGATGCCGGCGCTCAGGGTGAACTCCTGCTCGAAATGCGGGGGAAGCTGGGCGATCTCGGTGAAGTCCGCCCCGAAGACCGGATCGGTCTCGCGGGGGTAGGACAGCACGATCGCCGGCGCTTCCTCGGTGATGACGCGGACGCGGGTGGTCACCTGTCAGCCCTTCTTCTTGGCCGGGGCGGCAGGCTTGGTCTCGGCGGCGGCAGCGGGCTTGGTTTCCGCCTGCGCCTTGGCGGCGGCTTCGGCAGCCTCCTTCTCGGCGGCTTCCTTGGCAGCCTGTTCCGCAGCCGCCTTGGCAGCGGCTTCGGCTTCGACGGCGGCGGCCTGTTCAGCCTCGATCCGGGCGGCCTCGTGCGCGGCCCTCTCGGCGGCGGCGGCCTGTTCGGCAGCTTCCAGCTCGGCAGCGATCGCCGCGGCTTCAGCTTCAGCGGCGGCATCGGCATCGAAGCCGGGCAGCGCGCCATCGACCAGGCCGAAGCGCTCGGCTTCCGCGGCCACGATCTCGTCGCCGGTGTTGGCGAAGAGGAACGCGGCGCGTTCGTCGCCGGCATCGACCAGTTCGGTCTTGTCGGCGGTGAGGCACAGGCGCTGGCGGGCAATTACGTTCTGGGACATGGGTCGGAACTCCTTTTCGAAACGGATCATGCGCGGATCACTGGGCGCGCAGCCAGGTGACGACGAGCCAGCTGCCGCTGGTGTCGACGGCAGCCATCGCGATCCGGCCCTCGCTGCTGGCGGGGATCGAGGCGTTGGCGAAGCGATCGGTGCGGGCGAGCGCGCCGGTCATCTGGGTGACGGCGATCAGCTGGTCGCCGGCGCGGATGCCATCGACCGGGATGTTGCCGATCGGCCCGCCGCGAACGACTGCGGTGGCGACGGTGCGCGGGAAGCCTGACTGGGTGACGGACATGGAAACTCTCCTGAAGGGCTTGTCGGGCGGCTCGATGGGGAAGGAGCCGCCGGAAAAGCCGGGGCCGGCCTGCTTGGATCAGGGGGGATGACCGGCCCCGGAGGGATTGGCCGGGCCTTGGAGAGAGCCCGGCCGGGAGAGGCGGTTAGGCGTTGAGGCCGGTCACCGTGTGGAAGGCCGCCGGGCGGAACACCGCCAGCGCGGCGCGCATGTCGGCGCGCATGGTGCGCAGGCCCTGGGTGAACTGGGTGCCGACGTAGCCCATCTGGATGTCGATGCCGCGGCGCTCGAACAGCATGATCCATTCCGGGGTGAAGCTGCCGACCAGCGCGGTGCCTTCGGCGATGGCATCGTTGAGCACCACCGGCAGGCCCCACAGGCGCATCGGGCCAGCTTCGAGCGGCGAGCCGTAGATGTAGAGGCCATCCGCCGTCTTCATCAGGCGCACGCGTTGGAAGTCGCGCGGGTGCAGGACGATGTGGGTGGCGACCGCGCGGCCCGTCAGCATGATGTTGATGATCGCGATGTAGAGCGCGTCCATGATGGTGTTCGCGCCGCGCGCCGCGGTCTGGATGCCGACAGTGTTAAGGATGCCGCGCAGGTTGCCGCCGGTGCCGGTGCCGACCAGCGACTGGCCGTCGAGGCGTTGCCGGACGCCGAAGCCGAGGCGGGCGTTGATGTAGCTTTCGACGATGGCGACGTCTTCGAGCTGCTCGTCCGTCACCGGCAAGCTGTCACCGATCTTCACCACCGGCGTGGTGGTCGGAGTGAAGGCGAACGTGCTTTCCGGGAAGGCCGCGCCTTCCGCGGTTTCGGCCGCCGCGTGGGTGCGGGTGCTTTCCACCATGTAGGGCACCGCCGCCTGCGAAGTCCGGCCCATCGGCAGGATGTCGAGCAGCTGGATCGGGCGGGTCGCCGCTTCGACGAAACCGGGGAGGCGCAGGCTTTCAGGGGCGAAGCCGGCAGTGGTGCTCATCAGCGCCTTGCGGCCGATGGTGTCGAACTGGGCGGTCTTGGCGAGGTAATCCGACCCGAGCATGTCTTCAAATGCGAAGTCGAAGCCCTGCGGGCAGCCGCGCGCCTGCCATTCCTTGAACGCCTTGCTCTCGGTCACCTGCGCGCCGACCGACTTGAACTGGTCGAGGTTGGCGGGCTGGCCGCCCTGACTGCCGGGCAGGATGAAGCCGGGGCGAACCTTGCCCAGCTGCTCAAGGTTGATCGCCGCATTCTTGACCGCCTGCTGGTCTTCGACATGCGCGGCGATCTCGTCCAGCTCGGCGTTGCGCTTCTTGACCTCGGCGATGAAGTCGTTCGAGCTCTTGAGATCGAGGCCGGGCACGGTGACCTTGGTGTGGTCATAGCTGCCATCGGCCTGCTCGGCCTGCTTGAAGATGGTGCGCAGCTCATCGGCCCGCGCCTTCAGCTTCTCCTGCGCCTTTTCGAGCGGGAGGGTCTTGATATCGGACATCGCGTTTTCTCCACTGGTCCGGACCGGAGGCGACAGTGCCGCGGCCCGGTTGAAACCGGTGGAGACGTATTGAGAGCAGAAACGCGCAAGGATCGCCCCGGACGGATGTCCGGTCGTGTGGATTGGTGGCGATTTCGGGATGAGGCGATGCTTAGCGCGACCGGCCGGAATGGGCAAACACTCTCACCGGTGTTACTGTCCCAGGCATGTCTGGCCTCGAAGATATCCAGCGTCTGCGCGCCGCGTTCGACCGGGTGAAAGAGTTCCCGGAATTCCTGCCCGATGAACGCGTCCACTGGCTGGAGCTGCGGGCAGCGGTCGAGAAGCTGTTGGAACGCTTCGGCTGATCTGGCGCGGGCGGAAGTCTCGCCCACTTCTCAAATACCCCTCAGCGGCGATTTAAGAGGCCATAAGAAGCCCCCCGCCCGATTTTTGGCGGGCAGAGGGCCTCAAAGCAATTCTGGGGCATTCTGGGCGGGTTTTAGAGGGCACCCAGTTTCCGGCGTGCATCCCGCGTTTCGTGGCGGGCGATTTCGTTGGCGATCATAGCCTGCGCCTTGGCCATGGCTTGGGGATCGATCTCGTGCACGATCGCCTCGGTCACATTCGGCGGGGTCAGCGCCTTGCCCAGCGCTGCGTGGATCTCCTCCAGCTGCTTGCGCCCGGTCGCGGACAGGCTGGCCGGATCGCCGCCCAGCGCCTCGGCCAGTTCGCCAAGGCCGGCGATCAGCGGGGCGAAGCCCGCTTCCTTCAGCCCCTTCATCACCAGCGTGCGGGTGCCCTTGCCCGCGCCGCGGATCACGGTCGAGACCTCGTGGACATCGAGCTTCTTCAGCACCCGTACCCGGTCTTCGCCATTGCCGCTGATCTTGTAATCGGCATCCAGCACGCCGAAGCCGTAGGAATACTCCTGCACCGACTTGCCGGTGGACAGATCGAACAGCAGCGCCTTGTGCCAGTCGCGCCCGGCGGCGGTTTCCAGATTGAGGTGCAGCTCGGCATAAGCGACATCGCCGTCCTCGTAGACCCGCGCCTTGCCGAACGGCATCTGGTAGCGATCGTGGTGGTGGATCAGCGCACACCACTGCTCGCCGCCCTCCTTCCAGCTGAAGGCTCCGGGCGCGTAGGTATCGCCATCGTGATCAACCTCGGACAGGCGGGCGAGGATGGCGAGGCCCTTGCCGCTTTCGCCCATCTCGGTGACGGTCAGGTTCTTGGTGAGCATCGGTCGGTTCCTCAAAGGCTGAAGTGGGGAGCAAAGGACAGGGTGCAGTTGGGGCGCATGTTGGTCGCCATGATCATCGCGTCCTCGGCAGAGACGATCTTGCCGTCCCGCGCGATGTGGGCGAGTTCGGAGCGCGGCTCGCCGAAGCGGCCATCGAAGATCACGTATTCCTCGACGCCCGCCGCGCGCCCGGCTTCGAGGGTGGAGATGTTCTGCGCGTACTTGGTCTCGGTCCGGGCGATCACGCGGGCGCGGGTTTCGGCGTTGCCCCAATGTCCGCCTTCCACCTGGTTGGCGATGCGGTTGACGAGCGCGGTCACGCCTTCGCCCTGGGCGCGGCCTTCCGCCAGCGCATCGAAGATCGCGGCCCGCGTCTGCGCCGGGATATCGATCAGGCCAGCGCGCGTGCCGCCGGTGGCGATGATCTCGCGCATCACCGGATCGGGCAGGCCGGTGCCGAAGCCCGCTTCCTCCAGCACCTCGGCGGTCTTGCGCGCGATCGCGAGGTACTGGGGCTGGTACCTGGAAGACAGGCCCTGCTCCCACGCTTCAAGGTTGAGCAGGTCAATGATCTGCTGGACCAGCTCGCTCTCCTTCGTCTCCAGCGCCTTCTCTCCGCGCGCCCTTAGGACATCGCCTGCGATCTTGCCTGCCGTCTCGCCCCAGCCTTCGAACAGCGGCTGAAGCGCAGCGGCAAAGGCATCTCGCTGGGCAGCTTCCTCGCGCCGCATCCGCAGGGCAAACCGCTCACCCCGCGCAATCGCATCGGGGCTGGCATCGCGGGCATCGGCGGGGAGGTAGTCCTCCAGCGGGTTGGCGGCTTTCGCGCCCGGTGCCGGCAGCGCCTTGGGCATCGGTTCGGTTCCGGTGGCCTGTCCGCGCGTCAGGTACTGGACGTCACCGGCCTGCCCGGCCTCGCGTCCCTGCCCTGCCACCGCCAGCGGCACCTCCATCGTGGAGATCGGCCGCAGGTAATACTTGTGGCTGTCATCCGCCTCGCGCCCGGTTTCGACCAGGTAATCGTAAAGCGTGATCGCCCCGGCCTGCAGCTCCTTCAGCTTGCGCTCGGTCTGCTTGTCCTCGTCCTCGGACAGGGCGAGAACCTCGTCGGTGTCCCAGAACAGCTCGTAGCGGCGCGCGCCCCGGCCCGGCCGCTCGAAATCCGGCAGCAGGCTACGCTGCAGCTCGTCGACCAGCGCGCGGCCCAGCGGCAGCACGCCGTTGTGCCAGGCGAGCTTGCGCATCTCCTCCATCGTCGCGCCAACCTTGGTGGCCTGCAGGCCCGCCCCGAAGCCGACGACAGCGGCCGGGATGCCCAGCGCCGCGCAGACGCGCTCCTCGGCCACATCACGCGCCTCTGAGAGGTTCATCTGCTGCGGGTTGAAACCATAGGGCTGCACATCGGTCGGCGCTCCCATCACCAGTGTGCCGCCCCGGCCATCGCCGCTGAAGGTCTGCTGGAACCAAGTCTTGGTCGCCTCGACATCCTCGGCGCTGGGCATCGATCCTGCCTTCGGGCTGATCACCACGCCGGGCACGCCCATGTTGCGCAGCAGGCTGGAGACGAAGTTGCTGCTCTCGATATCGGCGAAGATCTCGCGGATGACGCTCTGCATCGGTGCGAGGCCCCGGCGCAGATCGCGCGGGTTGAGGCCGTTGCGGAAGTGGATGACGTCCGCCGGATCGAGCGCGATGCGCCCGTAACCGGTGCCGGGCGTGTACCAGTAATGCGAGAGGAACTCGGTCCCATCCAGCCCGGCCTTGGGCTCCATCATGAACTGGGGGACGTACCACAGCTGGACGACGCGCCCGGAAAGGTCGCGCACCTTGACCAGATAGGCATCGCCCCAGATGCAGAAGTCCGCGACGATCCCGGACCACATCGCGATATCGCCGTAATGTGGGTTCGGGTTGCGGATCAGATCGAGCAGCGGGTGTTCCTCGACCGGCTCCACCTTGCCGCCCTTCTGGCGCTCGCGCATGGCCACCGTGGCTTCCGGCAGGGCGCGCTGGATCCACATCACCGGGGCCATCACCACGCTCGCATCGAGCATGTCGCCGACCTCGCGGGCGTAATCGAACCGGGTGCGCTTCAGCAGCCCGCCGAAGAACAGCGACTGCGCGGCGTGGCGCATCTGGGTGAGCGAGGAGGTGACGCGGGCGAGCGCCTTGGTGAGGAAGTTGCCGCCGTTTCCGCCGGTGGTGGTTGCGGGCAGGTTCATGCCAGGACGTCCTTCAGCAGCGCGATCTGTTCAAGCGAGAGGGTGATGTGCTGAGTGCCACCCGGAGCAAGCTGCCGGATGATCAGCGACCCGGTCTCGACCTTGGCGATCGTCATGTGGGCGAAGGCGTTGGTGCCAAGGTTATGCGAGCCAGTTTTCATGCCGGGATCCAGTTTGCGTCGAGGTCGAGGATGCCGCCTTCGGGCTGCGGGGTGATCCCGGCGAGCGGCCGCCAGGGCGCGGACTTGCTGTCGCTGCCGGCATGGATCGCCAGCGCCAGCGCCCAGAAGCGGTCGGCGTGGCCATCGGGGGTGCGTTCGGCAGTGAAGCGGATGTTGCCCGCGCCGGTCACCTGCTTGGTCACGCTGCGCAGATCAGCGCGGATCTTGCCATCGTGGGGGATGCGCAAGCGGCGGTCCTCCATCGTGCCGCGCACCGGATAGGCCATCGCCTCCTTAGACTGCGCGGTGAAGTTGACGCCCTCCACCCGGTACTTGCCGAACTTCGCCTGGGCATCGTCCACCCAGCCAATGCCGAGGCCGGTGTTGTCGATCGCCACACGTCCGCCGCTTTGCAGCACCCGGCCAATCCACGGCCAAATCACCTTCTCCTGCTCGGGCTTGGTCTGGCCCTGCAGTGTGATCACCTCGCGGGTGTAGAAGACATCGCCCAGCTTCTCGATCAGCCAGAGGACGGTGAGGTCCTTCTTGCGGCCGATATCGATCCCGGCGAACAGCGTGCCGCCCTCGATCCGCTGCCAGTCGGTGCCCTCGGGATATTCGCAGCGGGCGATCAGATCATATTCGAGGAAGGCCGCATCATCATCGGCCGGGCGGCACATGTATTCCTGCTGGAAGCTTTCCTCGTCGGCCGCGCCCTTGCGGACGAAGTCGAAATAGGCGGCCTCGTCCATCGCCTGCCGCTGATCGTCATCGGGCAGCGACTGCTGGAGCTTGTAGAGAAAGCCCTGATCGAGCGCGTCCTGCAGGGTGACGGTGTGCAGGCTGATCCCCTTGGGATTGCCCTGTTCCTTCACCTCGCGCACGAGGCCGTTGAAGAAGTTGGCGCTGCCACGGTGGGTGCTGATCAGCTCCATCGAACCGCCCCAGGTGATCCCCGGGTAGGCGATGGCCCAGAGCTTGCGCGGATCGGGGTGGAGAGCGAACTCGTCGAGGATACGCGGCCCGCGCTTACCGGCCTGCGCGTTCGGGTTCGAGCTCATCGAATTGATGCGCCGCCCGCTGGCAAACCGCAGGACGTAGGCGGTCTGCCGGTCGCGCGGATCGAGCACCTGCTCGCCGAGGTCCTCGGCAGCGATCGCGAGGTTGCCCGCCCAGAACTTGCAGTCCTCAAGAAACAGCTGCGCCTGAATGTCATCGCGCGAGCTGACCCACTGGTCGAGCCGCGCGGTGGTGAGCGCGGTGCGCGAGACCGCGGCGTAGGCGGTCGCCCAGCTGAGGCCGATCTGGCGGCTCTTCTCGATCAGCTTCAGCCGCGAATCGTCCTCGATCCAGCGCGACTGGTAGGGGAGGAAGATAGCGTCCGGCGCGGCGGGGATGCAGCGGGCGTTACCCATGGTCCTGCTCCCACGCCGAAAGGGCCAGCTTGTAAGGTTTGCCGTCGATGAGAATAACGCCGTTGATTCGGGCGTTGGGGTGGATGCTGAGCATCGGCTGAAGCCGTTCGAGCATCTCAAACACACGCTCGCCGATCACCAGCGCAGCATCCGCGCCGTAGACGACCGGATCGCCACCGGGGATTTCCACCTCACCCCTCATCAGCCCTGCCCCATCAGCGCGCGGTTGATCGCGGCCAGCGCCTCGGGAGAGACGCCCTTCTTCTTGCCGATCTCGCCCGCTTCCTTGGCCGCTTCGGCAAGCCGGGTCTGGACTTCCTTCTCCAGACGCTCACGGTACTCGGCGCTGGTCTTCTGGGCGGCGACTGCAGATTGCAGCGCGCGGCTGATCTGCATCAGGCCGGAGGTCGAGACCTCGCCCTCTTCGAGGATCTCGAACGCGGCGACCTTCACCAGCTCGGCGACCGCGACGGTGACCTCATCCGGGGCCTTAGCATCCATCGTCCGGGCGAGCTCGCCGCCCATCCGCTGGATCTCATCGAGGCGACGGAACTGGATCGCCTTGCGCACGGCGTAGCGGCCGAAGGCGCTTTTGCTGATCGGGCCGAGCCCGACATCGGCGAGCTTCTCGTTGAACTCGGCATGGATCACCGCGATCGGCAGCTTGTACTCGCGCAGCTGGTCGTTGGCCCAGACAATCGCGGCCTCGGCTTCATCGGGCAGCATGTCGATCGACGACAAGTGCCCGCGGCCCTCGCGGCGGTTGGGCTTCCTCGCCATCTCAGCGCGCCTCGGCCGGGCGCAACACGCCTTCAATGATGCTGCGCTCTTCCAGATGATCGCGGCCGGCAGGCGCGAGCGTGGCGAACAGCACTTCGCCGGCATCGTTGATGGTCACCGCGCCGAGATCCGCGAGCTTGCGCATCTGGGTGCGGATCCAGTCGCGATCGCGCCGGTAGCCGTAGTAATCGAGCGTCCGCTTCAACAGCAGATCGGACAGGCTGAGATCAGTCTGATCGGACAGCACCTGCAGGATGCGCAGGCGCGCCTCGCGGGCGATGGCTTCGGCAAGATCGGCTTTGAGGCTCACTTCTCCATCCCCTTCGGAACGACGACGGACATGATCAGGGTGAGGTTGCGATCGATGTGCTGGACCGCCGTGGCTGTCTGGGCGGAGATCGCGGCGTGTTCGGCCTGTTTGTCGGCCAGCGCGCGCTGGCGCGATTCGTGATCGGCCTGCACCTTCGCCAGTTTCTCGATCGACTTTTCCAGACGCCGGATGTCGGCCGGGCTGGCGGTGTCGCGCTCGATCTTCTCAACCCGTTCGACCAGATCGCCGACCTTGCCGTTGACCGCCTTCACCTCGCCCGAAAGCGCGATGATCTTCTTGTCCAGCCCGCCGGTTCCGACCGGGTTACGCGCGCCGCCGCGCCAGATCGCCGCGCCGATGCCAAGAATGATCACGAGGATGATCAGAAGCTCGATGATGTTGCCGGGGCTCATGGGCCGTCTGACTCCTCTTGCGGCCCTACCGCTTCGCTGCTTGAGGGCGTGATGGTGTTGGTCGCCCCGGCAAAAGCGCGGCGGATGAAGTCCTTCACCTGCTCGCCGAACAGTTCGAGCAGGGAGTAACCGGAAAAGCCGAGGCCGATGGCCACGACGAAGGCGAACAGCCACCCGGGGCGGCTTTCGATGATCCACAGCTGCACCAGCACCAGCATGATGAAGGTCACCAGCAGGCGCAGCTTCCAGCCAAGGTCCGCCTCGGCGCGGACGGTGAAGGGCCGCGCGGCGATGATGCCGATCAGGCCAAGGATGCAGGTGACCACCGGGATCGGCAGGCCCGCCAGATCGAACAGGAACCGGTCGCCCAGCGGGGTCTGGACATCGGGCACCACCACCGCGACCGCCAGCGTCGGCAGCCACAGCTTGAGGAAGGTGGAAAAGGACAGGGGCTCGGTCACGTTCCGGCCCTCAAGCAGCAAAGCGGTAGGGCCATCATGAACGTCGCTCCGCCTTGGTCTGGCAATCGACGCACCGCTTGGCCGATGGAAGCGCGATGCGGCGCGCCTCCTCGATCCGGTCGCCGCAGGCGATGCAGAACTCCTCGCCCATCCCGGCCAAGCTGTTCTTGATACGCTGGATCGCGGCCTCGCGCTGGCGGCGCTCGAACTCCTCGGCCCGCTCGATCGAACGTTCACCCAGATCCATCACCGGCTCCCTTCAGGTGTGAAGGGCACGGCGGACTGGCCGATCACCCAGTCGATCAGGCGATCGTGGTTGTGCGCGTCGATGCTGGCCTGTTCGGCTTCCTCGAACGTCAGGCAGACGAATTTCGAGGGGCAGAGCGGCTGCGCGGTCAAGTCTCCGGCAGGAAGGTCTTGATCCGCGGGCGCACCAGCAGCTCGGCCGGCGGCGTTGCCGGTACCGGACAGACCAGCTGGGTCGGCACGGCCGGAATCGGCCGCGGCGTTTCGCGCCCGCAGGCGATCAAAGCGAGCGCGCAGGGCAGCATGATCGCTGCGCAGATCGGCGAGGGTCGCATCGGTGATTTTCTCCTGTTTAGCCTTCACGCGCGCGGCGTTGGCCTCGGCCTGGCGCTGGGCCTCGGCGCTGGCGTCGATGAAGTTGAAGATGGTGCCGAGGTGGGCGAGCTGGGTGTCGGTCACCAGCTGCTGGCTCTCATCGATGAGAGCACGCATCCGCGGGGCGAGGATGAAATGGTGAAACGCCCCGAACACCGCGAGCGCTACAATGGCCCCGTTCCGCCAGTCGGCCAGCACCCACTTACCGGCCGCTGAGAGACCTCTCAGAAGCCAGTTACCCGCGCCCGAGGCGAGCAGTTTCAGCCCCAGCCACATCAGACCTGTCCCGCCTTGCGCAGCGCGGCGCGGACTTCGTCGCGGATGTCGATCGGGCGGGCGCTCCTCCAGTCGATCGTGCCGTTGGCGCGCACACGCTCGTACATCAGCACCACGCCATCGCCGGACCAGCGCCCGTCAAAGAACAGATCGCGCTCGGCCTTGCGGCGGGAGATGATCTCGCGCGGGCGCGACCATTGCAGGAACTCGGTCCAAGCCTTCTCGCGGCGACCGAGGAGGAAGCTCTGCACCCAGTCCGCCTGCGCGATTGCGCCGGTGTTCCAGTGGAACGACAGCGCGGCGGTCAGCTGGGCTTCGGTCAGCTCACGCCCGCGGAACGCGGCAACCACCTCTGGCAGGTACTTGGTGCGCAGCAGCCATTCATAGACTTCGATCGCGCGGACGATGGTGGAGCGGCGGCCGCGATAGCGACCAACGAGGTGCCCGCTCTTGTCCGTGACGCCGAAGCCCCACGTCCACACCCCGACGCTGTCGAGATAGGCTTCGAGCACGAGGCCTTCATGCTCGGCGATTTCGAGCAGGGTGCGTGTCGAGAGAAGGGTGGCGGTCATGGGACCGCTGGATGGGGGAAATCGGGGGGCGCTGCGCCCCGGACACCTGTCCGGCCTCAGGCCTCTGGCGTGGGCTCTACAGCAACGCCTGGGACAAGGTGGTTTTCGGTCCTTACGCCTTTGTCGATCAGATCCAGCTGGCGGATCATATCGGCCCTCACCTGTTCAAGCATGGAGATCTTGACCGGATTGGTGCCGCTGTAGACGTCCGCGACCCTGTACTGTTCTTCCCTGCTCATTGCGAGCCCCCGAAAAGGTCGCCCTGTCCCGAATCGCGCGCCTCTCTCAGGCGGGCGCGGCGACGGCGAACCGTGCGGCCGGTGTATCCGCAGGCGAGCGCAATGTCACGTTCGGACCTTCCGGCCAAGATCATCGCGTCAATCTTGGCCTGCTGGCTGGCGATGAAACCGGCATCGCCGAGGGGGATATCGATGCGGGTAGGGAAGCCGGCGCCGAAGTGATCGGCGATCTTGCGCGCGGCTTGCTCCCCAACGAGCTGGCTCAGCCAGTGATCGGGGCCGGGCACAGGCGGGATGTAGACGCGGGTGCCGCCGACCGCCCCCGCCACCCGGCGCGCCGCTTCCTCGCCCGCGATGCGGGCGATATCGGCAAGCACCTGGGGAAGAGGATCGGCGGGCTGGGTCACTGGGTCTCGGGGCCTTCCCAGACGGGATCGCCGGTGCCGGGCGCTTGGGCGAGCGGCAGCGGATGATCGCAGGCGGCGCATTCGGCGGTGATACGGCCGACGTTCCACGCCTTGCCACCACAGCAGGGACAGCGGTTGGTCTCGCCCGGCCAGTAAAGCTGCGGCGCGGGGCGGAGGAAGGTAGCGGGGGCGTTCATGCGAACCTCCCAAAGAAGGCGCTCTCGTAATCGTCGCGCCGCTTCTTCTCGAAAGCAGACTCGATGTCGTTGCGCAGCGCAGGATGCGCGATCAGGCCTTGCGGCGTCTGGAAGACTGCCGGCACCTTGCGAAACTCGCCGCCGAAACGCTTGACCAGCTTTTTATGGATGCGGCGGCTGCGATGCTTGCTGAGAGGAAACAGCCGTTCATCGGTCACCTTGAGGGCATAGATGCTCCAGAAGATCGGCAGGCCTCCAAAGGGGGTATGCCTGCCGATGAGGAGCGGGTTGTGGCGCAGGTTCACTTCGCACCTCCCGCTGCGCGCAGCTTCTTGCCCAGGGCATGGGCGATCGCGTCATATCCCTCGGCGGTGATCGGGCCGTTCGCGCCGGGTTCGATCCCGCAGAGGCGGAAGGCGGCGGTGTCGAGCGTCCAGTCGTCCGGGATTTCGCCGGCGGCCTTCAGCTTGACGACGATCGCCTCGCACAGCCGCTCCTTCAGTTTCATCACGGTCCAGTTGTTGCCGTTGGCATCGGTCTGCGCCCAGCCATTGCGCTCGGCCATCGCCTTCAGGGCCTCGATCAGCTTGTAGCCATCGGACTGGTTGGCCCAGACGAGCCGTTCGCACTTCAGCTGGCGTTTGGCGAAGCTCTCCAGCGCCTTCTCGGTCGGGCTTTCAACCGCGCCGAGGTGGTAGAGGCTGATCCACATCGCCCGCGCCTTGCGCGCGACCGGATGCTGCGCCGGGCGGCTCGTGCCGGACTGCGCACCGGCCTTGGGCAGAGGCTTGAAGCCCAGCGCCTGGAACCGCTTCAGCGTGCGCTCCAGCTCGGCCTCGGTGCAGTCGCCCGCGCTGGTGCGGCCGGTTTCATCCAGCAGGATCTGGCGATAGTCGTCCTCGTCCAGCTGGAGCGTCTTCTTGGCGACGTGGATCTTGGCCAGCATCGCGCGGCGGTGCGGGTTGGCGGAAAACTGCGCCGGTGCGGCGCGGACAGCAGCAAGGCCCATCAGGCGTCTCCTGTGATGGCGGCCAGCCCGATCGCGAACAGGGCGAACAGGCCGAGGGTGATGATCATGCCGATCGCTTCCGACCGGGCGGTGCCGGGGCCGCACGCGGCATCAAGCTCGCGCGCGGCGTGGCGGTAGAGGGCGAGGAGGCGGGTCACGGCGCTTCCCTCAGAGAAATCGCCTCAAGCTCTTCGACCACGTCCTCGGAGCCCAACTCGTTGCCGAGCAGCTCGGTAGCGCCGGTGCCCCACTGGCCAGTCGGGCAGGCGGCCAGCGATGCGGTGTGAAAGTGGCAACCGCCGCGCGTCCCGGTGAGCAGCACGAGCGACGCCGACCAGCCATTGCTGAAGTTGAAGCGCACGCGCGGTGCGCCTGTTTCCGGACAAAGGTCCGCTTCGAACGGCGCGCTCATGCCCGAATCCACCGCGTGGCGCGCTCGCTCTGGGCGTCGCGCAGGTCGCTGATCGACAGGCCGCGATCTTCGGCCACCGCCAGCATCGTCGCCGCCTCGATCAGCTGCTTGCATTCGCGCAGGCCGCCGCTGTCGGGCGTGAGGGCGATGTTTTCGAGATAGCGGCGGATGTCCGGCTGCTCGATCCCCCACTTGTCGCAGAAGATCGCGACGTCCTCGGGCAACGGGGTGCGCTGCTCGTGCATGTTGGCGATGCGACTGAGCAGGCGGGCCAACTGGTCGCGCTTCGGCCCGGTCTTGATGGTCTGCACCAGCTGCTCGTTGCCGAAGATGCAGATGCCGATCCCCATCATGTCATGCCAGAAGCGCAGCTGTTCGATGGATTCGAGCGTGAGCCAGTTGCCCTCGTCGATCACCAGCAGCAGGCGCTTCCCGCTCATCCGGGCCACCACCATCGCCGAGGCATCGGCCTTCGACAGGCGGCGCTGCTCGACGCCGAGCGCCGCCAGCACCGACTGGATCATAGCGAGGAGGTTGCCGGTCGAGGGGCTCATCGTCACCCGCACCGTCGATCCCGCGCGGTCGGCATACTCGTCCATTGTGAAGGTCTTGCCGGTGCCGGGACCGGTGCCCACCACCGTGATGCGGCCCGAATGGGCGATCTCCAGCAGGTCGAGCATCCGCAGGCTGGTGCGGGTGTCGAAGTAGCCCGGGTTGGTTGGCAGCTTCGCCTGGCGCATCGACTGCGCCTCGATCATCTGGCGGAACTGGAAGACGCGCCGGGCGACGTTCGATCCCCCGTCCTTCGCCCCGTAAGTGCCCGCGGCGAAAGTGCTCAGCGTGCCCTCGGGGATGCCCGATTGCTTGGCCAGCTGGCTCCACGAGAGCGGCACCTCGCCCATCTCGCGGTAGCCGTTGAGCCAGAGCCGCATTTCGGCGACGTCGACCGGCAGATCCTTCACGTTGATCATGATCCCTTGCTCTCCTGTTTTTCCGGATCAGTTGTTGGCGGCCGCGATTTTCGCGCGGCCGATGCGCATCCGTTCGAGCGGGGTCAGAGCCGCCGTTTCGGTGGATGCGGATTTCGGGGCAGCTGCCTTCGCGGTGGCGGTGGCGACGCGCTGCGGGCGGATAACGGTAGCTTCCGGCTTTGCGGCCGGCGGCGAGGCGACCTGAAGGGCGGCAACCTCCTCGGGCGAGAGCAGGCGCTGCGCTTCTGCCAGCTCCTTCGCCTTGCGATTGACTGCCTTCGTGCGCTTGGCGACTTCGCGCGCTCCGGCAATGTCGCCAAAGCCGGTGTTGGCGAGCAGCATAGCCTCCAGCAGGTAGGGCCCGTGGCTCTCGTAGACGTAGATCGGCGCGTGCAGTTTGTCGGGATCGAACCGCACCGTGACCCGCTGGCCGCGCAAAGCGATCAGATCCGGGTGGTGGTAGCGGTTGCCTGCGATCTCGATGACGCCGGTGTTGTCCACCCGCTTGAGGTCGGCAGCGAGCAAGGCCATCCGCAGGACCACGGGATCAACCACCTTAGTGACCGGAGCGATGGCGTAGCTTTCGGCAAAGACCTCGTCGAAGCTGCGGCCGTTCGCCATCTCGGTCCGGCGTCCGGTCTGGGCATTGTGCTCGGCAATCTCGACAGCTGCCACTTCGCAGAAGCGGTCCCAGTCCACCGCCTTGCTGCCGTAGTTCTCGGGCTTCGCCATCGGATTGTTGCCAGTGTAGGCGCCCGCGAAGGCCGGATGCTTGGCGATGGAATCGCACAGATCGCGGAAGGCACGCTCGATCGGCTTGGACTGGCCTCGAAACGGCAGGGTCGCATGGGTCTTGATCCCCAGCCCCGGCAGCAGGCCGAGCGGGTCTTCAGGACGCACTTTGAAGCGGAACCGGTGATCGGTGCCGCCGGTCAGCCACTTGCTGTTAAAACCGCGCCCGTTGTCCATCACGACGTGCCCGGGGATCCCCCAATCGCGGAACAGATCGGCGAAGGTCAGGCGGGTGTTGACCGCGCTTTCCTCGGTCCCGATGCGGAAGGCGACGATCTTGCGGCTGTAGACATCCTGCATCGCGATCATCGTCGGACGGGTCACCTTGCCGGTCGGCAGGCGCACGAAGACGTCCCAGACGTGCCCGTCGATGTTGATCCATTCCATCGCCTGCAGCTCGGCAACGCTACGGCGGTTGCTTGGGGTGGCGCGGCGCAGAGCCTCTTCACCTTCGCGCCGAAGGATCAGCACTTCGGTCGGAACCTCGCGTTCCAGACGCCGCCTGAAGGTCCTCTCATGCGGCATTGAGAGGCCCATTTGCTTGGCGATCCGGCCAACGCGGCGGTAGACGCTGGTGAGCGTCGGCGCTTCGACCCGCAGGTAATCGGACTTGAAGGCCTGCCACAGCTCGGGGTGGATTTCGGCTTCGGACCCGCCGCCCTTGCGGCGCGGGGCGAGCGCAACCAGCCAGTCAGGCCGGGGGATGCCTTCGCAGGCGCGCAGCCAGTTCCAGAGGGTGGACTGGCCGACCGCGTGATCTTCGGATGCGGCGGCGACCGCGGCGCTGCGCGTCGATCCGGCTTCGCACAGCAGGTGGATGGCATTGACCGCATCAAGGCGGCGCTGCGCTTCGGCCTTCACCTTGGCGTTCTGCTTGTCAAACCACGCCCAGGCGCTTTCCTGCCCCGCGGTTGCCTCTGCCGGGCGGGTGCGGATCAGACCGCGGCGGGCCAGCTCGATCCGGGCTTCGCCGGGCAGCAGGCTGCAGTGGAACTCCACCCCGCCGCCCCGGCCCTGCCGCTTGCGTACGAGCAGCTGGTTGCCTGCACCAAGGCGCGTGCTCCAACGTTCGGCCTGGGCGCGGCGGTTGATCGACCGCTTGTCACCCGGCAGACCGGGCAGGCCGAGGTCCTCCAGTTCCGAGGCGGTGAACCACGCATCGTCTTCGAGCGGGATCAGGGTGTGGGCTCTTGTGGCCATTACTCGTTACCTTCCCGGATCGGGGTTGCTTCGTTGCGCAGGCGGCGCTGCTCGTCCTTCAGCTGGTTCATCAGGGTCTCGATCTGGCCGAGGCGCGCGGTCTTGACCTCGTCGCCGACCAGCAGGGCCGCGCCGATCTTGCGCATGATGGGATCCAGCAGGTCCTGCCGGTCGGTCACCACCAGCAGGGCGAACAGGCGTGAGGCCGGCACCTTGTGATCGGGCCGCGCGCCGCTGGCGTAGGCATCGAGCATCGCCTTGGTGACATGATCGTTGAGCACGGCCGACATCGCGCCCGCGATCTCCTCGCGGCTGCGGGAATCGCTGGCGAGCACCGTGCCGACCAGCTCGGCGATCTGGCGCTCCAGACCGGCAAGCTCGGCCACGCCCTTGGCAGGCGCGGGAGCCGCGAAGTCGAAGGGCAGCTGGTTGGGGTGAGCCTTAGCCTTGCCCATTGGCCTCCCCATCGCCCAAGCGCCGGTCAAGCCGCCGGGAAAGCGAGCCACGGCATCGATCGCGCGGCAGGATCGTGACGATCCGGTTATCCTCCAGCACCACGCGCTGCCCGCCTGCGAGGCGCACGAACCGCGCGCCGAAATCGATGGCGACCCGCACCGCCGGAATGTCGAGCGCGCGCCAGATTTCGGCAGCCGGCACATCGGCCACCCGCTCGCGGTAACGCTGCATCGCGTGCCGGGTCAGGAAGACGTCAGCCACGGCTCAGTCCCTCATCATCCAGCGGGCATCGAACTGGTCGAAGCTGACCGGCTGCGGCTGTTCGGGCGTGAGGCTCAGCGGAGGCAGGGCCGAGCGCAGGCCGCTGCGGGCCATCTTCGCGCGGTGCTTTTCGCGCGCCTCGACCGCCTTCATGCGGGCCTCGGCCTCGATCGGGGTGACGCCCAGTTCCATCGCCAGAAGCATCACCTTGCGGTGGTGGCGGTAATACTCGGCCTTGGTGGCAAAACGCGGCATCAGCGGTGTCCTCCTGCGAGCTTGATCAGGTGACCGAAGCGGCGGGTCTTCCGGCGGATCGCCTCCTCGCGGCGCACATCCTGCTGCGGATCGTCATCGTAGGTCTGGATGATGACCCGCGCCCGCGCGGGCGAGATCTTGAGCTCGGACGCGATATCGCCGGGCGACAGGCCCAGATCGTGGCGGATCATCACCGCTTCTTCGCCGGGGGTCAGGCCAGGCATCAGCGGTGCCCTCCCGCCTGCCGCACCAGCGCGCCGAGCCGTTCGGTCTGGCTGCGCACCGCGTTGTTTCGGGCGACGTCCTGGGCAAGGTTTATGTCGAAGCGCCAGATGGTGCTCTGCACCGTTGCCCGCGGGAAGCCGGTGGCCCGCGTGATCCGGTCGATGCTCTCGCCCCGGTCGTACCGGTCGAGCACGGCCTGTTCGGTGGAGGTGAGGCCCATCAGTCATCTGCCTCGAAGCTGATGAAGTGCAGCGGCTCACCGTCGGGCGCGCGCGGGATAGCAATCGGGGCCAGCACCTCGATTGCGCGGTCGACGAAACGCTCGCGGCGGATCGCGCCGCGCGCTTCGAGGCATTCTAGCAGCCACTGAACGGGCGCCATCGACTTGGTCGACATACCGATGCCCTTGGCGATCTCGATCATCGTCGGGGCGATCCCGAAGCTTTCCTTGAAACCGATGATGAAGCGCAAGGCATCCTGCTGGCGCGGCGTGAGACTGATCATCGCGCGGCCCTCCGATCAGGGCGGCGCAGCTGCTCGCGCAGGGCCTCGCGCTGCTGGATGCGGCGGATGGCAGGGAAACGGTCAAGGCCCGTCTCCTGCATCTCGCGCGCGATCGCGTCCTCGGAAGGCAGACGGCTCACGGCAGCAGCCCCAGCAAGTACGCCGCGCCGACGAAGGTCAGCCCCCAGACGGTCAGGGTGAAAACGGCCAGACCGCCCCAGAAGCCAACCTTCAACCAGTCGATCTTCGGCATCAGAGCGCCTCCTCGAGTGATAGGATTTCGGAATTGCGGTCGAGGGGCGGCAGCCAGATCGTGCGCCTATGTCCGCGTGAGGTTGGGCGCTTCACGTCCCAGACGATCCAGCAGTAATCGATCATGCCGCCACGGAAGGCGCGCTTGCCCATCGCGTTGATCAGATCGCCCGGCGGCATCGACGGGCGCTGGCAAAGGTGCAGCACCGCCTGCGGCGGGTGATCGGTGAACAGCTGGTAGCGCGCCTGGGCGGCGAGCCACTTGCCCGGCACAAGAATGCAGACCCGCCGCGAGGTGAGCGTGAGCGCGTGGCGCACGAACGCCTCAAGAATGCCCTTCCGGTAGGAATAGGGCGGGTTGAAGATCATGCTGCAGGGCGCGGGTGCAGCCTTGGTGTCGAGGAAGTCGCCCGGCGTGAAGATCATCGGCGCGAAGCCGCCGAAGTTCCGGTACTGGACGTTCTCGACGAGGTCCGATCCGTAGGTGACAAAGCCGCGATCGTGCGCAGCGAGCAGGGTGTTGCCCATCCCGCAACACGGATCCCAGATCGACAGGCCTTCCTGGCCTTGGAGCGCGAGGTCATCCAGCGCGAGCGCCAGCTGCTCGGCGCACCAGAACTCATCGACATACCAGTCGAGCGGGTGGCGCTTCGAGTGCCGACCGGAGGAGATTTCACCGCGCATCGGTGTCCTCCCGCCGTTCGATGGTGAACGTCCACTCGCCGTCGCCGGGCACCGGGAAGTGCGTCACATAGGCGTGATGCAGATCGCTCCCGGCGTAGGTCTCCATCTGGATGACCTCTTCGATACCGGTCAGCAGCATCACGCCCAGCTCGGCCGCGAACCGGGGATCCTCGGCAGCCTTCCGCTGGGCGCGGACGAGGAAGCGCTCCTTCTCCTCACGCATTGCCCAACTCCTCGTTGAGCTGGTCGCGCAGCTGACGCTTCATGTCAGGGGTGAGCATCGAAGCCAGCTTCGGCACGAACTGCCGCTTCTGGTCGAGGCTCAGTCGGGACCACGCGCCCTCGATGGCGTTGTAGTGCTTCTGGTGCGCCACCGGTGTCGCCAGCGGCACCGCCGCCCCGACGCCGACCGCGATCTTGGCGTCTTCGACACCGATCTCGGGATCGGCGAGCAGCGCCTCGATCACCTTCCGCCGGATGCCCTCGTCCTTCAGTTGAGTCAGTGCCTTCAGCTGCGCGCCGTTCTCGCCCACCACCGGATGCTTCGCCAGCTTCTCGGCCAGATCGGGGAACGGCTCGATCACAAGGCGGAAAAGCGCCAGATCGTTGTGGATCGAGCGCTTCGACATGCCGAGAGCATCGCCGACCGATTCCTGCCATCCGTATACGCGTGCAATGTTTGCACTCGTATCCTCGACCTCATCCCTGAGAGCCGCCTCAGCGGTCTCTTCGAAGTGCTTCACGCGGTCCCAGCGGGCCTTCACCGCGAGCTGCTGCTGCGACAGGTTGCCATGCTCGCGCGCAAGCCGATCCTGCGCTGCGGTCACCAGCGCAGCGGTAAACTTCGCCCGCTCGATCGGCCCGAGCGGGCGGCGGTGCAGGTTCTCGGAAGCCTCAAGATCGGCGAGGTCTTCGGGCTTGCCCTTCACCTCAATCGCGAAGACCGCGATGCCCTCATAGGTCGCGCCCATCAGGCGATGCATGCCGGTGACAAGCCGCCAAGGCTTCTTGCCCTCGGCGACCACGGCCTCGATCGACTTGCTCGGCAGGTTGCGCGTCACCTTGATCGGATCGCGCTGGCCATCAACAGCCATCAACCGGCCCAGCGCGGCAGCCTTGTCCTCGTGGAGGAAGCCGATGCGCTCGGGGATTTCGATATCGACGGGTGCAAGCTCCAGCACCGCGGCGCTGGTCAGCAGCGGGCGAGCGTTCATTGCGCACCCCCACATAGACGATGCGCCCCGCCAGCAGGCCGGTTAGCCTCCTCGTCACTCGCACAGGAGAACAGCCCATGCCGAACGCCGACCTCTATTCGATCGAGCAGCTGCGCGACCAGCTTTACGCCCTCCAGCAGCTCGTCCTCGCGCAATGCGTGGCGCTGGGCACCAGCGACCGAGGCACGCTCGACACCACCCTGACCATCGCCGCCGGTCAGGCCGACGCCCTCCTCGCGCAGGGACGCCCCATCGCGGGCCAGCGGCTCGCGATGCTCATTCATGAGGTCCAGAAGTGCCTCGATTGATGCGCGCGCATCGCCCACCGCGCCCTTCAGCGCGATCCGGCGGATCAGCGGGCGGATCACGCCGCGATCGGCGAAGCCCGCATCGGCCAGCGCACGCAGGCTCATGCCGCCACCGCCTTCCCGCGGCCCGCAAGCCGCTCAGCATCCGCCGCGTCGATCTTGTCGAGCTCGCGATAGAGCGCCTCGATCGAGTGCAGGTTCGCACCGACCGGATCGGGGCTCTTCGGCCCCTTGCGCCACCTGAAGAAAGTGGCCGGATGAATGCCTGCCCGTCGGCAAAGCTCGGCGATGGGAATGCGGCACGCCTTCGCGCGGCGCTCGATGTCCCGGATGATCGATTGCTGGTCCATGGGCAACTGCAT